CTGATACTTTTGCAAAGATAATTTATCAGGTAGATGAGTACATGTCCGCAAATGCAGGTCAAACTCAACCGCCAGCACCTACCGCTCCAGAAGAACCTGCACCTAATGTACCTAAGCCTGTTAAACCGCCTAGAGAGTAAAAAAGATAGAGAAGACGAGATAAGAAGGCAAACCGCTGATTCTATTATAACAGCTCTTAAATCTATACCCGGTATTAATATTAATAATGCAAATATTAATCAGGTTGCTGATGTTGCAACTGCTGCTGTACAACAGGCGGCAGGTATAAATACAAAAAAAGAAAATAAAACTACCGGGAAAGGTAAAGGTAAAAAATCTACAGTTTCTACTCAGCCAGCGCCCGGTACTCAGGTCTCAACGACTTAACAGAGCATCCCATGGAATATCCTTCTCGTAAGAGAGAGGATCTTGAATACCTGCATCAATAAAGCCTTGTAGGCGTAGTGAACAAGCCGTACATGTACCGCATGATACTTCTTTACCTTCATAACAGGTCCAAGTCTTATCAAATGGTACCTTAAGCTTTTTACCCCAGGTAATAATTTCAGATTTGCTCATCTCGATTAGAGGTGCTTCAATCTTAATCTTACTACGGCGGTTAAGAATATTAACACTATTAATAGCAGTGAGGAATTCTTCACTTCCGTCCCAGTAGCCAGCCACACTATCAGCCTGAGCAGCTCCATACATAACTGCATCAGCTTCAATACTTTCTGCAGCAGCACTCGCAATAGATAGTAGCATCATATTACGAAAAGGTACGTAATTAACAGTCTGAGGATCCCCCATTACATCCTTAGCTTTAGCTACATTTATATCTGGGTTAGTGAGAGCAGACTTACTTGCGATGTCCTTAAAGAAAGATACATCTATTATTTTATGAGTAACAGTTGGTAATGCCGCAGCAATTTCTCGAGCAGCTATTAACTCTTTAGCGTGTCGTTGACCGTACACGAATGAGAGAGCTAATACTTCTTTATATTGCTTTACAGCATGATAAAGTAAAACGGTACTATCCATACCGCCCGAGAAACTAACTACGCATTTACTTTTTTTCATTTCTTAGGACGCAGCTCGGTAGTTAGTTTCTGAAACATTTCCCAGATACCATTTGCAACCGCTCTCTCTCCTTGAGACTTAGAAAGTGCGTTAAGGGTTTCGAGTGGTACGCGAGTCTGAAAGAGTACTTTCTTATCCGCGTCAGCTACGATGTTCATTTCCATTGTTAGTGTATTTTTTGCCATAAATTATTCTTCTGTATTTTCTACTTTTACCTTACTATTAACCAGATCAGGCATTTCTGCACTTTCGTCTGGCATTTCTTCATTAGTTACGCTGCCGTAAGCCCATTTTTCTTTAATCTTACTTTCAAGCGCTGGTAGGATCTTATTCCAGATCGTTTCATCTTTGCGCCAATTTTTATAATATCCTAATTTTTCGCCATTTGCCATTTCATATGTCGAACCTGTCTGATTAACAATACCGAATCCTACAGCAAAGTCAAGCAAGCCGTAGTATTTATCTAAGCCTGATTGAAAGCTTAAATACATTTCAGCTTGTAGGTATTGCTGAATAAAGCGATTCTTAACAGTAAGAGCACGTAGAATAGCACCAGGGTAGTTACGCTGACCAGTAACTAACACACCGTCGTTTGTCTTGCTCTCATCCCCTTTCTCAGGCTTACGCGCTAACTGAACTGTTACAGATGGTAGATATACAACACTCTTACCACCAGGCTGAGTCTTAATAATAGACTCATACATAGCGCTCGGATCGTCATATGTATGATTAGTAGTAATAAATGTCGTCTTAGTATAAGCTGCTAGTTGAGTACAAGTACGAAGCAAAGACTTAATAGCGCGTGCACGAGTACCCATATCCATCGATGTACTCTCTTTCTCCATTCGATTGAGACCGAGCTCATTCTCTAAGTTACCGAGAGAGTCAATCGCTACAATAAACTTACCTTCCATACCTTGTTCTTTAGCTTTAGTTAAGAACTTGTAGATAGAATTACGAGTCTGTTCAATACTAAAACACGGTACATACTTTACTTTGCTAATATCGAGACCAAGATTAGTCGCCGAGTCTTTATCGATAGCATTCTCAGTATCGAAAATAACAGGAATAAGGCCTTGCTTCTGAGCATTTGCAAGAGTACGAACTACAATATACGTTTTACCTGTCATTGACTCTCCGCAAATCATAGTAAGACGATTTTTAGGAATACCACCATATAATGATCCACTTATAATAGCATTAAGCGGCATTGAACCGGTATCAATCCATTCCGTTACAGTAGAGAGAGTACTTTTATCCAAGAAAGAAGCATAAGGGTTTACGCTATCAATCTCAGCTAATACTTTAATAATATCTTTATCCATACTCTATTATAACGTTATCTATTACTAATTCAATAAAAAAATAAAGCCACATTTGCATGTGGCTTTATTCTCTAGTTTAAAATAGTTATTAATCTTCAAAAAGCTTAATAACCTTCGGTTCCCCAGTACCAGCTGCAGGTGTACTAGCGGCACGCGGTACGAGGATGTTATTGTACTGCGTAATTAATCGCTCGTCTAACTCAAGATTCTCGTTAATCGTAATAGTGTTCTTATTAAAAACCCAAATAATTGGATCTGTGTTTTTGACGAACTCTTTAAAAAATAGCGGTATACTCTGAACATTGAGCTGACCACTCTGAGTCGGTTGCACGTAAATCTGTGCAGGATCCGCTACACGAATAGTAGTATCAGTTTGGCCTACCAACTTTCCGTAGATGATTCGGCCGGTTGCGTCTAGAAATGTAATAATAGTGTTTTCTTCCATATGTTATTATATAACTTTTATGGCTAAAAAATCCACTATTATTAATAAATAATTATATATTTTATGAATACCGAGTTTACTCGTAGAGATCAACATTTATTATCCGAAGCATATACCAAAGTAAATGAAGGCATACTCGATAGAGCAGGCGCTAATATCGCTGGAGTTGTGCAAGGTGTAAAAAACGTTGGAACAGCTGCAAAAGCTGGTTATCAAGCTGTTACAGGTAACGTACAAGGTGCTCAGCAGACCATCGGTGGTATGAAATCGAGTGTTGACGCTAAAACAGCAAGCATCCTTAAAGCCTCTGCTAAAAACTTTTTAACGGATCTATATAAACTTAAACTTATTCCTAATGTAGCTCCTAATACTCCTCCTAGTGAGCAGGATATTACAGCCTTTACAAATGCAGTAATGCCGTTTATTCAGCAATTAAAGACTGTAGCTGCAACACCTGCTGCAACACCTGCTGCAACACCTGCTGCAACACCTGCTGCAACACCTGCTCCTATTGCGCCTGTAGGTCAACCTGGCACTCTAGGCGGTACGCTGCAATCTTAATATGAAAAAAGGGGTAAAGACTTTAGAAGAAGCATACACAAGTATTTATGAAGTAGCGCCTACTGTAGGCGGTGCTGATGTAGCAGATGCAGTATCACAAAACATTCAATCTGGTATCAGTACTGAGTTAGCTAACTATTTTAAGCAATTTGGTCAAAAATTAGCATCCGCTAACGTCAAAGTTGACCCAGGTGTACTAACTACTGCAATGCAGACTATTAATAAGGCTGTACAGGCGTCGTTTTTAAAGAATAAAAAACCTGCAGTACAGACACCTGGAGCAACTACCCCAGGTACACCTTCTACTACTCCAACTGGAACCCCTCAGCAGTCTATCTAAACTCCAAGTAAATCAAATAAATCTGTCTGAGCCATCATGGATGGAGATTTAACCTTCCATCCTACGCAGTCATAGAATCTCTCCGTTACAGAATATACAATCTTCTCAAACATCTTCTCACGATCCGGTACAATAACGTTACCAAATTCCTTAGGGTAGTAGTATTTGTAACCAATAACGCTTAGTCCGAACTTGTTAGGCTGACTGATATAAAAATACCTAATCTTGTCGCCTGTACCTAGCTTTTCGTAGTCATTTACAATATTCAGCCTTTCAAGCATCTTATTATAAAAGTACGCTGCTTTCACATGAATAGGCATTCCTTTAACAGTATTAAATCCCTCACTACGGTTTGCATATTTCTCGTATCCTTTAATACCCATTACAAACGCGATATCTTCAACAGGTAATTTCTTAAAAATATCATATGTCTCATTAAAGACTTTATTCGTCTCTTGCTGACTTTGAGTCAGTAGCATCGTCTCGATAATCTTTTTAACATACGGCTTGATCGGACCAGGCATCGTCGTTCTAACAACCTCTACTCCCGTATATTTAAATTTACTGCAAGGAATTCCCTCGTCATCTAGTACATGTAATACGTATCGCTTTTTTTGTAAGAATAGACCAGCATCAGCAATTGCTTCGCGTTTGAATACTAATCTACAGTCTGTAGATTTAAGCACCTTAGTTCCCCATTCTTTAATACCAACGTTAAGGTGATCCTCGATTTGCTGTACTATGCTATAATACTCTTTCGTTATCTTCCCTTTAGCATCTTTTAGCTTAATACCTTTATGCTCAACAATCTTTTTAATAGACACATAACTCGAATCTGTATCATTATAAATGATCGGTGAATAAGTTTTAAGCTCTTCATCTGTTACTGCACTATTAGCTTTTACAAAGTCTATTAGAAGCTGATTTGAATGCTTAATTACCGCTTGACCTGTAAGAGTAATAGAGCGGGCAATATCATCATCTCCAAGCGATGAGTGTTTATTGCCAAAGTAGCCGTAAATGGAGTTAATCAGAATCTTAATGGTAAACTGTTGAATATTAAGGTATTCTAAGTTGTGCTGTAGCTCTCTATACTCAGGAGATTCTGTACTCAGATCAGCAATTTTAGTCTTGGCTTTCTTAAGAAGTTTTTTAATCTCAACACGGCGTTGATAATATGAATCTACAATCTCAGGTATGATTCCTTGCTTTTTCTGCGAAAACAGTACCATCGCTTTAGATATAGCTATCTTTTCGTCATTGACAAATTTTATAAACTTTTGAGGGGTAAGCTTAAACACCTGCCCGTTAACATGCTGAATAGCGATCTCCTTATCATCTTTACTAATAATCTTACCTATCTTAGTTTCTGGTGAAAGATTCAAAGAAATCATTACATTAGGATACAGGCTGTTTGCATCAAACGAAATGATATGCTGCTGAAATCCCTTCTGTGGTTCACTAACATATGCCCCCTCGTTCTTACCCTCTACTACATCTCTAATAAACGTCGGTATACGTACTTTCTTGTGTCTTGCTTTAATTGCGCACAGACCCGTGATAATAGAAAGTGAACCCAAAGCAGCTTCAAACGTTGTACATCCTGCGTACGCAAGCATTCTAAGTAGCTCTAGATATTTTAACTTAGCTTCGAGCTTAACTAGTAGGTTAACGTCTTGGATATTGTAATCTACGAATAGCTTCCAGTTACTGTCAGCTAGCTCTGCAATGCTTTGATCACCATAATCAACCTTATTCTCACCAAGCTCTAGCTCACCGATTGCGTCGAGCTTATAACTCTCACGCATACCCATACCGAAGCGTTTATAGATATCTAGGTAGTCAATACACGCAACACCGTCAATGTGATATCGCTTCTGCTCTTTACCAAACTTACCCATGACAGTTCTAAAATACACGCTACCGACAGGAGACAATCTATTTGCAGCATTTTCACCGAGGACGAGGTTAATCCTATTAATAATATACGGAATATCAAAAAACTCAGAGTTCCAGCCTGAAAGGATATCAGGGTAATCACCCTCAATAAAGTCAATAAATTTCGTAAGCAAAGTAGGTTCATCATTACAACGAATGTACCTAACGTTCTCATTCTCTGATTTATAATCATTAGCTAATCCCCAGGTTATAAACGTTTTAGATAGAGTATCATAAACGGTTATAACATTAATTTGATGCTGTGGATCGTCTACGTTTGGAAAGGTATCTACAGAATACGTCTCAATATCTAGAAAATATACTTTGAGAGGGTTAGTAGAAAACTCAGGCTTATCATTATCCTCCCAGTACGTATCGACTAGGAATTGCTGAGCCGGGGGTAAGTTCTCAAATACTCTCTTAATGCTTCCACTCTTAAGATAGCGACTACGCTCCATCTGATTTTTAAACGTAACTTTTTTAAGACCGGTATTGAATATACTTGTTGCAACAGGATTAGTAGCAGTCTCGACGTAAACGTACGGCTCATATGAAGAATCGTAATGAACACGCTTACCTGCTTCGTCCCAGGTAAACACTCTCATCATCTGCTCTCTATACAAATATGCAACGTTTCTATACATTACACAATAATAGAGTATATTTAAAGATGCATCAAGATTTATTTATTGTAACGTGAAATATTGACGCGCTTACTGTCTTTGTATGGAAGGTTATACAGCTCGTTATAACAGTCAATATTCTCATCTTTCTCAAGAAACCGAGATTCTGCTACTTTTCTAGCTCTCGAACTCTGTTCGTAATAATTTGTAGACGAGTTAATTAATTTTTCGATCTGATCAATCATCTCATCACCTGTGGTAAACCTAATAGGTGCATTTTTATACGTATCTATATCTTGACATACAGCAGGTAACCCGAAGCATCCTGCCTCAATATACTTTAGATCGCTCTTTGCTTTATTAAAATTATTATCTTGCAGCGGAGCTACCATAATATTAGCATTTAAATCTGCTATCATACCAGGATACTCATACAGTCTTTTCCAAGGATGAAACTCAATCTTACCCTCTCTTACAAAATTTTGTAGAGGTAGAGGAAACGCTCCTAAAAATACCCATTGATACTTGTCAGATGTTTTCGCAATGACATCTCTAACATGAGCAAAATCGTCATTTTGATTAACTCTATTATCAACATCAAAGTGGGCCCCGCTACCAGGGTACAAGATTCTAGGCTTTGCTTTTTTAGTACAACAGAACTTACGGTAATTATCCTTGATTAGATTCTCTCTATAGAATCTACCAATCCAGAATTCAGGTGGAAAATTTGGAATAACGGTAATATTCTTATTACCAGTCTTTGCCATGTAGTATTCTCTCATGAAATCACATGTAACGGTAATTTCGTCACACATAGCCATTATCTCCTGAGATACTTGACGAATTTTAGGATCCGTAAATGCGGGCTTGAACTTATTATATTCAGGAATATCTTCGCTAAATATAATATCGTCGATTTCATATATAATTTTAAACGAGTGCCTATCAGCCATCGACCTTAAGAATTTTACAAACTCTCGCTGATGTTCTGTCGCTTGTCTCTGAATTCTAACAGATTTAATATTGGCAAAATATCTCTCATCAAAATTCATTACAGTAGAACCATGTACAATAGTTTTTTGGTGTGCGTTTAGTACGTGCTCCGGCCAAATCATACGCCAAAAACCACACCCCGAGTAATCTGCATAGTAGTTAAGTGCTCGACTTAAATTTGTTTCAGGCATTGCCATCTGCTGAGGCTGAGCCTGATTACCGGTCGTAGAAGCAAGAGGCGGGGTACCAAAAGGTGTACGGAACGGGCTTTGCTGAAAAGGTGGTGGTACATTAAACATATTTTATATAATTATTTCTCTATATCATAGAATCCACTCTACGTGTTATACCATTATGCTTCTCAAGCATGACAACCTCTCCAGTAGCAAACTTAACGCTCTCTTTACGGTGACTAATAACAAAAATAGATTCACTATATTTTTCAATACGCTCTTTAAGGATACCTAAAACAAGCTCAATACCCTTTTCATCTAGACTTGAATCTAGCAGTTCATCATATATAGATATATTAAACGTTACATCGCCTTGAAGTCTGCGTATGTCCATGAATGTAAACAAACAAGCAAGGTCAATATTCTTTCTCTCAGCTCCAGAAAAATTATAGTACGAGCTCGTTTTACCCTTATCATTTACAATTTGCTCTTCAAAATATTCATTGAATACACATGAGCAGTTTGCATCGAGCTTTTCGAGGTAATAGCTAATTCTACTATTTAGTACATCAAGTATTCGCTTAATTAAGAACGATTTTACTCCCTCTTCGGATAACACAAACTTTACTTGATCAAGGAGCTGTAAATTCACCTTTGATATCTCAATTTGCTTGTTATTATGTTTGGCTCTGGCTTCGAGATCTATTATAAGCTGGCCGAGGGTATCTACTTCTCCCTCTACTCCTACTATTTGCTTATTAAACCTGTCTATATCCATCTGGTTTGTAGTGAGTTGATTAGACATACTATCATATTGAGACTTTAATGTATTAAGACCTTGCAGTTTTATATTCTTATCAGCTATGTCCTTGTCTAAGGCAGACTTCGCAGCAAGACATGTCTCTTTTGCTTTACGAAACACCTCCTGCTCAGTCTTCATAGATAATATCTCTTCGGATATCTTTTTCTTTTCTAATTCGATATGATTTTTATCTTCGCTTGTAATATTATGCAAGCAAACCGGGCACTGGCCTACATTACCAGAAATCTTTTGCAATGATTTCTCCTTATTAGATATATTCGCTGCACAAGTAGCCTCTTTTCCAATTAATGTAGAGATTTTTTTATCTTCTTCGTTCTTCTTATTGAGATATCCATCAATCTGAGATTGTATCTCTATCTTTTTGGCAGCAAAATCAATAT